TGGGCTGAGTAATGTGTTTTAAACCAAGTTTAAAGGAGTTTTAAAAGTGAAATTATGCCGTTGCCCGGTTTGCCATAGTGACATCCACTTGGATGCGCTGTTGGAAGATGATGCGGGGCGTGAGATATTGGGGATTATTACCAATTTACGCGACGATAATGCCCGTGCGTTGGTGAGTTATATTGCCCTATTTAGACCCGAGAAAGCGGCGTTATCTAACGGCCGTGCGCTTAAATTAATGCGTGAGGTGTTGGACATGTATCAGCCGAGTCCGTTGTTGTCCCATGCGCTTATAGAAACCGCCAATGGCGTGATGAAAAACCGTCGTGAGACCCGAAACGTGGTGGCGCTAACCAATCATAACTATCTTAAAAAAGTGTATGAGGGGGCTAAACCGTTATTTGCCGTGGTGCGTAACGAAGGAAAAAGTGCGGTAGAAAGTGCAGATAAATTAGCAGAAGACAAACGGACAGCGGCAATACAGTATATCGAACGTTATGCGGCTATTGGTAAATTGGAGTTTGTTAAGAATATGCCAGAATATTTAGTTTGGAAAGCATGGAAAGAGGAACAAAATGCAACCACAAACCCGTAAACAGATGATCCAAAAGATCCACATTGGCAAAGGCATGCTGAAAATGACTGATGAACAATATAAACGCTTTTTGTTGGACACGGTAGATAAACACAGTTGCACCGTGATGACAGATGCCGAGTTGATGCAAGTATTGCGCGCCATAAAAGCAAAAGGCGCGGTGTTTAGTGCGAAAAATGCGCCAAAACGTCCCGCACCAAGGGCGGATAAAGCGAAATATCTGGCAAAAATCACCGCACTTTTAACGGAATACGGCCTGCCACAGAGTTATGCAGACGGCATGGCGAAAAAAGCATTTGGTATAGATTTTGTGCATTGGTTGGAAGTGTGGCAGTTGAAAAAAGTGGTGCAAATGTTGGCGGTGTATGACAGAAGAAAACAGAAAGCTAAAAATTAGTTGCATAACAACAAATTAAGCGTAAATTAAAGGCTCCTATGGAGCCTTTTTTATTGGAGAAAAATAATGAAAAAACTATTAATTGCTATGGTATGTGGTTTAATTTCTGTTTCGGCCTTTTCAATGACAGATAAAGCCAAAGGAGAACTAAATAAAGCCTTACAGGGAGATTATCAAGCACTCCGTAATTCGGCATACTCTATGAAAAATGGATCTGCTGGCCATGATCTTAATCCGATTGCAGGCTGCGCATTGCGTAAAATAACATTAATTGTGGCACAAAATGAAACTGACACCAGTGATTATAGCAACGAATATGTAGATTGCAAAGCATTGTCGCCAGATGAATCTGAAAAAGCATGGAAGATGACATTGCAGCTACTGCCACAAGTATTGCAATTAAAAGAATAAAGTCGTAAATAATTATTCAGCCTCAGCAATTAAGTTGGGGCTTTTTAATTTTTTTAGGTGTAGAAACCTGCTTTTTGAAATTTCCGTGCGACAATCCGCCTAAATGGTCACAAAGGGGAAATTTTATGCAGTCTGAACTTGAAAGTGTTGCGGGGTATTTACCTGAAATCGTGTTAGAAATGGTGGAACTAGTCGGGTTTACGGATGTAGAGAAGATTATTAATCAGTTCGGTGGGGCTACGTTTCGCTTTACTGACGGAGCAGTGTATTTCCCGCGACTAAAAGCACTCATCGGGCTTGAAAGTGCGGTCAAATTGCGTCATTATTTTCAGGCGGAGGAAGTGTATATTCCGCGTTGTGAAGTCGCCCTGCGTTTGTTACGCAACGAGCGCCTAAAAGCGGATTTTGACTACATCACGCAAACCGAAAAGAAAAGCGGCCGCACGGCAATGTTAGAGCTTTGCCCGAAATATCGTCTTTCCGACCGCCAAGCGTGGGAGATTGTGCGCACGCAACAAACTCCGCAATATCAACAAGCCGCCTTATTTTAGAATTATAGGGTGTGTGGAACTGTCTCCTCCACCCATTCGACCTCATTTAACACAGAATACCCTCAATCATATCAACGATTGAGGGTATTTTTTTTATGTCTTTATCTTTCAAGCAAATTTTTGACCGGCTTATCGGGCATGAGGGCGGTTACGTCGATGATCCACGTGACCCGGGCGGCGAAACCAACTGGGGTGTCACTAAACGCACCGCGCAGGCGAATGGCTATACCGGCAACATGAAAACCATGACGCGCCAACAAGCCTATGAAATCTATTACCGCGCATTTTGGTTGCGTTACAACTGTGAGCAAATGCCGGATGCCGTTGCCTATCAATTTTTTGATGCAGCAGTGAATCACGGCTTTGGCAATGCGAGCCGTATGTTACAGCGTGCGGTTGGTGTGTTAGATGACGGCATTATCGGTAAATACTCTCTTGAGGCCATCAATCGCAATCCAATCTCTGACACGTTAATGGTGTTAAACGGCGAACGCCTGAATTTTTACACCCGATTAAAGAACTTTGACCGTTTTGGCAAAGGTTGGGTGAATCGTGTGGCACAAAACTTGAGATATGGAGCACAAGACAATGAAGTTTAGTTTTAAAAACATTTTTAATCTGTTTAGCCGGGTATTTAAACGCTTTAACCCGAAGATTTATCAGTATAAGAAACGTCCGAAAAAATACAGCAAGAATGCGTGGAGTTATATTGCAAAAGGCAAAGCCACGCCTGCCACTGCGTTATATGCGTATATCGGAGCATTATGATGCGTAAATTTTTTGAGTTATTTACTAATGATAATGGGCGCGCCAGTACTACAGGCTTTATTCAGTTTTTTGGCTTTTTAGTGCTTGCCGGTGTGCTCGTGTATTCGGTTTATCTCGGTCGTGACAATGCGACCGATCTCTATTTGTATTTTGCGTTTTTCTGCGGTGGGTCGGCAGCGACAAAAGGTGCAGTGATGGCATATCAGTCCAAAAACAAACGCAATAACAACAATCAAAACTATCAACCACGGCAACGTCAAGATGACGATGACGGGTATCAAAGACCAGGCTTATGAGGTTAAAAATGAATCTATTACATATTGCTATGACTGCTCTTAGCTCTGCCATTTTGTTGTTGTGGGTAATGTGGAGTCGGGCAAAAGCTAAAACGGCTAATTTAGAGCAAGCTAAAAAACAACTCGAAACACAAAATCAAGTGTTACAAACCCGTGTGAATAACCAAAAGGAACGCAGAAAAAATGAAGAAAACGCTCATAGCAGTACTCGTGACGAGCTTATTGACAGCATGCGGGAATCAAACGACTTGCGTGATTAATACGGCTTGCGATGGCTTTGGCAAAATCTATGCCAGTCGTCAAGATACTACCGAAACCTTACGCCAAATTAAAGCACACAACGACACATGGCGGGCAATCTGTGGGGGCGAGAATGGAACTACACATTAACGGCATCATGGTGTTTAACGCGTTAGTGTCCATTGCGGTATTTTTTATCGGTCTTTGGTTTAAGCGGCTGGATGGTGAATTTAAGCAGTTACATGACGAGGTTGATCAAGTGAAACGGGATTATCTCTCGAAAGAAGTGGCGGGCATCGTGAATAAAAACGTGATGGATAAACTGGACGCCATCACCAAGCAGCTTAACTCAATCACTGAAAAACTCGACAAGAAGGCGGATAAATAATGTCGGCAAGAGAACAAAAGCGGTTGGAGCAGAAGGCCGAACAAGCCAAAACCAACCAAAAGTTAGACCAAATTTTAGATTTAACCCGTGAAGTCAGCCGCAAAATCGACAAATTGGACGACCGCGTGGACGATATTGACGCCCGTTTGAAAATGTTGGAAACCCGCATGGATAAATTGGGCATTAAGTCTGTGATGGCAGGCGGTTTAGGTGGTTTAGTGGTGTCGGTTGGCTTTGAGCTCATCAAAACAAAATTTGGGGGCTAATAATGGCACACGATGAAAAAACCAAGGCTTATGTACGTCGCTATTATGTGTTTGATTGCTTGACGTTAGAACAGGCTGCAGAAAAAGCCAAAGTATCCTACAACACCGCACGCCGTTGGAAGAAAGAGGCAGAAGCACGTGGTGACAACTGGGACACGGTGCGTGACGCCAATACGATGGCAAGCGGCAAAGTAGAAGACGTGGCGCGCGGTATGCTCACCACCTTTGTTATCTATTTTGAGAAAACCATGGAAGAGCTACGTCATGCGGAAGATTTGCCTGTAAGTGATAAAGCTAAACTGATCCAAGGTTTAGGTGATAGCTACTCGAAAATGGTGGCGAGCAGTAAGCGGTTATTGCCTGAAGTGTCGGAAATGGCGACCGCGATTAAAACCGTCAAAATGTTTGGTGATTTCGTACAGGCGAATAAACCTGAGCTTTTGCAAGAATTTCTTGAATTATTAAACGGATTTGCTGAAACCTTAGACAAGGAGTTCAAATGAATCTCTTTTGTTTCTTTTTTGTCATTATGGCATGCCTTTCCGCTAGAGATGGCGGAAGTTGGGGATGTTAGGTGTTGTTGGTATTACTGGTGAGTGATTAAAGTGCGGTCAATTTTTACGGTGTTTTTAAATGAAAAATAAAGAACTTTTAAATGAGTTGCGCGCCTATGCAGATAGCATGCGACAAAAACTCGAAGCGTCTTTTGACGGTTGGGACGACAGCCCAGAAGCAGTGGTTGACCGACGTAAAAAAGTATTTGACCCAGTGAGTGGTTACGATTATTTCGTTTCCCATTATTTCCCGCATTATGTACGTTCGGCATCACGTTCGGAGTTGCACGATTACTTGTTCAAAACTCTTCCTGAAATATTGCAAGATCCTAAATCGGTCAATATGGCGACTGCAGCGCCTCGTGGTGAAGCAAAATCCACGTTGGTGTCGCAGTTGTTTACGCTTTATTGCTTAGTAACTCAAAAAAAACGCTATGCACTCATTGTGATGGACTCTATCAATCAGGCTTATCCGATGTTGGAATCTATCAAAGTAGAACTTGAGTTTAACCAACGCCTACGCATCGATTTTCCAGAAGTCGCTGGACAAGGTCGCGTATGGCAGGCAACGACAATTTTAACGAAAGCAAATCAAAAGGTTGAAATTGCAGGGTCAGGGAAAAAATTACGTGGTTTGCGACATGGGGCTTATCGTCCTGATCTTGTAGTGTTGGACGATATAGAGAATGACGAACAAGTCCGCAGCGCAGAACAGCGCGATAAGTTGCA